CCGATTTACGCCATATTCACGCTCCAGTTTTGGATACGAGGTTCCTCCGGCATTGTACAGATCCACGATCTGCTGTTTAAATTCCAGAGTGTAAGATTTTTGGTTTTTTGCCATTTTGAACATCTCCTTTGCTCTTTCACTTGATAGTATAAGTTGTTCAACTTTTTCTGTCCACACTTATATACTAACACCAATTTTAGAAATCTCCCTTTCTGAAACCCCGCATTCGTCAGCAAATCTTGCTATTGTGTAATTTCCTTCCTCCATTGTTTTTAAAATTGATTCCCTTAAATTCTTCATATACTTTTCTACCATAATTAATTTTTGCACTGTTTTACAATAATTATCGTATTTTATGCAAGTTTGTGCATTTCCTCCTCATTTTTTTATGGTAATATTTACCTATATTACAAAAATATATTTTACTATCTTAAAAGTAAAATAAAAGAATTTTTGGAGGAACATATGAGAAATTTAAAAGGAAAAGACTGCTACAAAGAAAAAATCGCCGATCTGTTGGAGAAAATCGAGAATCCGGCAATACTTATCAAAATTATATCTTTTATCGAAGCGTGGTTGGAAGAATGAGAAAACAGAGGGCTACCCTCCGTTTTTCATTAGGAATCTTTCAGCAAACTTCCACCACAGTTTCTTGTCATCTTCTGACAAATTCCAATAATCAATTATGGCTTGTCTGGCTTTTGGGTCATTCTTGTCAATGTCCACCGAAATCTTGGTATAATCATCGTTTATTATGGCGCATTTAGGCTCAATGCCCGTTCTTAGCCAATTCTCAACGATGTTAAATTCCCGGCAAATTGATACAACAACAGAATCACTTATGCCGATTCTCCCCATTTCATAAGAAGCAACAGTATTTTGCTTAATACCCAATCTTTCCGCAAATTCTTTTTGGGTTAGATTATTTTCCTTGCGAATTTGCTTTATTCTATCCTTCAATCAATATACACCGCCTTTCTAAAACCAATAATATCACAAAAAAATCATTCAGTCAATATTTTATGCTTGACTTTTTATCGGTGAATGATATAATAAAATCAGTAAATCAATAAGGGAGGTGCATATTATGACAAGAACACTGACGAGCAAAGACATTGACGATGGCAAGAAAATTTCCGCGCTATTCTCAAATCTGTCCGAGGAAAACAAGACAATGGCAATCGTTTATTTGTCGGCTTTGAGGGACAAGGAGATTGCAGACAGCGGAAAGAAGAAAGAATTGCAGGAGGTGTAGGAATGGAAGAAGCAAAGAAAAATAAGGAAGAACGACTGGAAAATTCTCTATTGGAATACATAGAGCGGAATACCAAAGACACACAGCCGGAGATTGTGGCAACAATTCCGACTGTGGCAATGGCACTTGTTGAGTTGTGGAAAATAAACGCTTAATCTTTCTTTTCGTTCAACTCACACAGTTTGTCATAGACTTGTTGCATGAAATCGGCAACATCTTTACCGTTTTTCTCGCAAGCAGAATGTTCCCAACTCTGCATTTTGGCAACGGTAATGTCTTTGACATAACCAATAATTACAGAATTATCCAAAAGTTCCACCTCCTTATCATTTGATAGGGAGATTATATCACAGAAAGGAAGTTAGAGAAATAGCGAGAAATTTAGCATTGTTAGAGAAAGAGCAGACAATAACCTCATTAGAGGTTGCAGAAATGGTAGGGAAAAGGCACGACCATTTAATTAGAGATATTAAGAAATACATAGGAGAACTTAACGCTCCAAATGTTGGGGAGGCAAGAGAAAATGGTAACCCCAAAGTTGGGGTGTCCCCAAAAGTTGGTGAGGGGAAAATTCCCCACACCGATTTCTTTATCGAATCAACTTACATGACAGATCAGAATAAATCAATGCCTTGTTATGAAGTCACAAAGAAAGGTTGCGAATTTATCGCACATAAGCTGACGGGTGTTAAGGGTACAAAGTTTACAGCAAGGTATATCAACCGTTTTCATGATATGGAGGACTATATCAAACAAAGTGGCAACAAAACCTCTATTGAGAAAGGCATAAGCATTGTAAAGTTTATTGCTGATGACTTGAATGTGAATACCGCAAGCAGACTTCTTATGTATGAAAATTACTGTAAAGACGTGGGAGTTCCTACAGGATTTCTTCCAAAGTATGAGCATAACGACAGTAGACAGTTAAAAGCACTTACTTCCTTATTAAAGGAGAATGGTTGCGAATTGTCGGCAGTTAAATTCAATCAGAAATTGATTGAGTGTGGCTATGTTGAGGAAAGAGAAAGAACGTCAAGCAAGGGAAGCGGTAAAAAGAAATTCAAAGCATTAACCGAAAGCGGATTGAAGTATGGGGAAAATGCGGTCAGTCCGCACAATCAGAAAGAAGTACAACCTTTGTATTATTCAGATACATTTATGGAACTGTACAAAGAAGTAACAAAATAGCAAAGTGCCCCGGCGGTGCGGGAACACCAACCGAGGCGTAGCAACAGTAAAACCAGCTTACCATTGCTAAGAGAGTATTATACCATATCCTCTTAGTTTTGGCAAATAGAACAAAATTTAAGGAGGATATTTTTATGAATGAGAACAAGGAAAGTAAGGAACTGACAACAGAACATTTTGCGATGGAAGTATTAAAACAGGAGCAGGAGAAGTCAAAGGCGAAGAATTTAGGTGTTGTCGGATTAACAGTCGGATTTATAGGGCTTGCTATAGCAACAGCGGTTATAACTATTCACTTGACAAATGTTAATTACAAGAACGACTGCGACTGGCGGAAACTTTTTTCGGATTATGATTCCATATCGCAGGATGGAGAAGGTATTAACAACGCTAACTATGGAGAGCAAGGAGACTTATTAAATGGGGCAGAGGATGAGGTCAAAGAAGAACCGGGCGACCAGTAAGGGCTATGCGGTAAAGAGAAGAAATAACTATTCTAACCAAGACAGTAATTCTTCCAAGAAAAATAACACAAAGAAAAAGAAGAAGGGGAAGTGATAAAAATTGAAGAAAAAATTAGTTGCGTGTTTGCTTTTATCAATGTGCTTTTCACTTTTATTTGTTGGGGAAAGCGCATCAGCCAGAAATGGGTACGAATACATAGAGCAGACAGAAAACGAAGAAGTCATAAGGATTTCAGAGGAAATATCTGAAATTTACCCAATATGCCCAGAGTTGATACAGGCGCAGATATTCTACGAAAGTAGTAACAGAAGAACGATAGTAAGCGAATGTGGAGATGTTGGGTATATGCAGGTGAATCCAAAGTGGCAGTCGGAAAGAATGGAGAATCTTGGAGTAATCGACTTGACAGACGGGTATTCAAATATCCTTGTAGGGTACGACTTGTTATATGAACTGTTTAAAAAATACGGAGAAGTAGAACTTGTACTTATGGCATATAACGAGGGAGAGGGAATAGCAGTAAGAAAATATAATTCAGGACAGGTAAGCGATTATGCAAGAAATATAATGGAACTTTCGGAAAAATTGGAAAGAAAACATGGAAAGTAGGTGAGGAATGTGTATATACCAGAATTTTGGTGCGGAGTGATTGTGACAGTGGTTTTTGAGGTTGGAGCGTTTATTGGATATGGAATTTATTTGAATCACAAAAAGAAAGGCGGATACGATGAAACGGCCCAAGAAGCTAACCAGAGAACAAAAGGTTGCGGTATCGGCACATGGGTTAAACCCTGATAACTGGATGTTAATTGAACAGACAAAGTTTTATCTGAAAATTATTCACAAAACGTTTGACAAAACGAGAAGAATTGGCCGATACGCAATCCCAAAGAAAGGAGGGAAAAGATGAATTTGGAAAAAGTGACAGTGCAGCAATGTATTGATAAATATGAAAAGCAAAAGAAAATCACAATTCTTAGAGACGGGAAAGTCAAAGGTTTTGTAAATATTAGCGCAATAGAAAGACAAGAAGAAATCCCCACACAGACCGCAAATCCAAGTGGGGATAAATAGACGGATAAGGCTATTACTATGCCTATTTTAAGGTGAGAAAGGAGATTTGTCAAGATGAAAGTAAAATTGAACATAAGCACAGGGTTTGCAGGTGCGGATTACGAAGGCAAAGTTGAAATTGATGATTCTGAACTCGAAGGAATGTCGGAAGAAGAAAAAGAGGACTACATCAACAAGGAATACGTTGAACCGTTTTTATATGAACATATAGAAGCATGGTATGAAGAAATCACAGATTAAAGGAGAAAACGAATGAACAGAGAACAGGAAAGCAACAAAGCAACATTAAGTGGCGAACTTGTAAGCAATTTTGAGTTCAGCCATGAATTTTACGGTGAGGGGTTTTATATCACCATGCTTGCAAGTGAGAGGGAAAGCACAGTAAAAGACATTATCCCGATTATGGTATCGGAACGGCTTATTGATGTGAAAGCGGAATGGGAAGGTCGGTTTGTTGAAGTATCAGGTCAGTTCCGATCTTATAACAAACATGAAAACGGGAGAAGGCATCTTGAACTTTCGGTTTTTGTGAGAGAATTTGAGGAAATCGAATTCGAACACGAAGAACCGGGTAGCGGAAATGATGAAAACCGTATTTTCCTTGACGGCTACATCTGCAAAGAACCCAAATACAGAGAAACACCACTCGGCAGGGAAATTACAGACATTCTTCTTGCGATTAACCGCCAATACGGTAAATCAGACTACATACCATGTATTGCATGGGGGAGAAATGCGGTATATGCAAGTTGTTTGGAAGTTGGCACGAGGTTGCAGATTGACGGCAGAATCCAGAGCAGGGAATATCAGAAGCAGATTGAGGATGGCGTGTATGAGACACGGACGGCATATGAGGTCAGCATAAGCAAGCTGACAGTGGTTGAAGAAACGGAGGAGTGATTATGTATAGCGAAGATTTGGGTATGACAGAAGAAGAGTACATGGATTTATGGTTTGATGATGTGGAGGAATCAACGAATGAACAGAGCAAAGATTGAAGATACATTGCTTGCAATGAGAGTTCCGGCAGGGATTAAAGGATTTACTTACATTGCGGACGCAATACAGATTTTTGACGAAAGAGGAACGAATATCGGTATTACAAAAGAATTATATCCGGCGATTGCAAAGAAGAACAGCACAACACCATCAAGAGCAGAAAGGGCAATACGACACGCATTTGAGCGCGTAAGAAGCTACGGCGGGAATCCAGAAATTGTTAATCATTATATAGGCATGGATAATTGCGAAAATTCCAGTTCGCTCAAAATGCTTTATATAAGGATTAAGCAAGATTGTGGAGAGTCTGAGAAGAAAGAGCGTGTTGAAGAAACATCAAATCAGGAAACAGAAACTTCTATAACTGCATTAGAGATCAGAAAGATTATCCGGCAGGAGTTAAGGATGTTTCTCGATGAATTAAATGTGGTGCAGACATGAACCTGCCAAAACCAAAACTCGACCGAGAAACCGCAATGAAATTATGGCTAGAGGAACATTCTGACTATGCCAAAGAGCAGGTTGTTTTGAATAATGTCGGGCTTGTTATGTTTTCCTTAAAATCCCTAAATCAAAATGTGTTTGATGAAGATTTATATGCGACAGGGATTGTTGGTCTTTGCAAGGCAATAAATGGGTTTGACGAAAGAAAAGGCGTAAAATTTAATACTTATGCAGTTTGGGTTATACGAGGAGAAATATCACATTCGCTTGGAAAGAAGCGTATTATTCCAACGTTTTCTCTTGACGAACCATGCGATTTAGGGAATAGGGGATCTGTTAGTTTTACAGAAATGATTGCAGACAGCAAGCGTTTTGAGGATGAAGTTATTGCGGATATGCAAATAAAACAGATGTCCTCAACTCTTAGTGATAGAGAAAAGAAAATCATTTCTTTAAGCATGGGCGGAAAAACACAAACGGAAATTGCGAAGATATGTGGAATTTCCCAAGCGCAAGTTTCAAGAATCAGAAAATCAATCCACAAGAAATGGAGGGAACAGAATGGACTATAAAATCAAATCCACCTACGAAGTAACCCAAACCCACGAATTTTCCGTAGACTGGAATGGTTTCAACTTCCTTATCATCTACGGGCATCACATCAACGGATGGTTTATTGCATTTCCAAACTGGAATAAATGCACCGAGGCAGGAGAGCCGTCAGACGTAGCATATAACGCCACAAAGATAGCATTTACGAATATACGCGCCGAAGCACCTATGTATCTTGCACAGGCGATTAAGGAGCATTGGGAAAGCATAAAGGAAAGAGAGGGAAATTAGAATGAAACTCACATTGGCAATTATAGATTATTTTCTTGTTGTTATGTATGTGCTGATTGCAAAAAACAATGAGGGGAAATCAAGAAAGTTATATGTGGCATGTGCTGTCTTGTGGCTTATGTGCGGAATAATTAACACATTAGCGTTTTTATCGGGATTATAGGAGATCAACAATGGCAGAAATAAACTGTTGCGGAAACTGCAAACATCACAAACCCATGGCGCAAGATGAATTTATGTGCGACAACGAAAACAGCGAGGGTTACGGATTGTCTACAGATTATGATGATTGCTGTGAGGAATTTGAGGAAAGAGAGGGAAATTAGAATGGCTAAACAGAATGAAGATGCGGAAATTATGATACCAAAGTTGGAGTTGAAAACATTCACGCTGAAAATCATAGGGGATTCGCCTTTGATCGTCCATGCGTGGAGCGAGAAAGCGAAGAAAGAAATGTTGGACAAGCAGATGAAGAAGGCGACAAAAGGGAAAGAAGCAAAAGACCCGTTTAAGGACTTCTGCGATTCGATGTACTGGCTGTCTGAAAAGCCTAAAAATCCGACAATGGAAGATGTTTTGAAAGCAAAATACGGATTCCCGGTAGTTGCATTTAAAGCGGCGGCAGTGGACGGCGGCTATCAGTCTGGTGTGTTGAGTAAAAAGACGACTGCAAGAGGGGCGTTTCAGATTGTTGGGGAAATGGCAGAAATCAATGGAACGCCGGAAATGCGTGAGGATATGGTAAGGATTGGCATGGGAACGGCGGATATTCGCTATCGTGGCGAGTTTAAGAATTGGAGTACCATTCTGACAATACGTTACAATGAAAGAGCAATGTCTTTGGAGCAGATTATAAATTTATTCAATATCGGCGGATTTTCCTGTGGCATTGGCGAGTGGAGACCGTCAAAAGATGGAAGTTTCGGAATGTTCCATGTTGCCACGCAAAACGAACTGGATTGATTTGGCAGGCGAGGTAAGTTCCGGTCGGTTATGGAGTGGCGTGTTGCGTTGGGGAAAGTTCTGGTATGGCAGGCATGGCGAGGTGCGTTGTTCTTAGGCAAGCATAGGCGTGTTTTGGTATGGCATGGCAGGCAAGCCGGGGTAATGTATGGTGCGTTGAGGCTTGTTGCGGTCTGCTGGGGTTAGGCAGGCGAGGAGCGGCGAGGCGAGTTCGGTTTAGGCAAGTCTGGGTCAGGATTGGTGCGGCAGGTGTGGTAATGTCCGGCGGGAAGAGGCACGGCATGTCGTGGATTGTTAAGGTGTGGCAGGTACGGCGGGGCAAGGTTCTGTACGGTATGTTAAGTTTGGGTGCGGTATGGCCAGTTTTGGCAGGCATGGCGTGTTGCGGATAGTTTCGGAGAGGCAGGGCGTGATTGGGAAAGCCGAGGTATTTAAAAGAAAGCGAGGAAATTACATGGTTTATAAATATGAATGGCGTTATCAGCATTTTCCTGTAAAAGCAGATGAAGCCGGGAAAGAGTTTGAGAGAATCGAAAAAGAAAATGGAAAAGTAACGGCGGAAAATCTGCTCGATTCTGCAAGACCTGAAAATTCTGTTATGCACGATTGTTTTGAATGGAACGACACAGAAGCAGCGGAAAAGTACAGACTTTTAGAAGCAAAGAACGTAATAAACCAGCTTGTCAAGGTAGTTGTGAAAAAAGATTCTGAACAACCGAGGGAGCAGAGGGCGTATGTCAATATAAATCCGCAAAGGGGATTTGGTATTAAAGGCGATTACATCTCGATTGAAAGGGCAATGTCGGAAGAAGAAACAAGAAAAATAGTGCTTAAAAGGGCGTTGGAAGAACTTTCCGCATACAAAAGAAAGTATCAGGAATTTTCGGAACTAAGCAAAGTGTTTTCTGCAATAGATGAATTGGGAAAAGAATTTGAGAAAGGGGAATTAGATGAAAGTTAAAATTGAACATCTACACATTGAAAATTTTGGAAAGTACAGCGCATTGCTTGGAAGTGGCGATTTAGAATTCGATTTGGGGCGCAAAACAATAATTTCCGGTCGCAACAAAAGTGGAAAAACCACTATTCGTAGGGCTGTTCGATACATATTCGGTTGCAAAGACGAAAACGGCAAGGAAATCACCGGAATACGCCCGCATGACGAAAACGGCATTGACATTGACGGGCTGACAACCATTGCGGAAATGACAGTATCGGTTGACGGCGCAGAAAACACACTGAAAAAGACCTGCTTCCAAAAGAAGAACAGACAGGGCGAGTACACAGGAGAGGACAACACGCAGTATTTCATTGACGGCGTTCGGAAAAACACAAGGAAATCCTATGGCGAATTTGTGCAGACTATTCTTCCTGACCCTGTTTGCATGAGCGCACAGGAATTTTTCAAGCAGGACGCGGCAGGGAGAAGAAAACTGCTTGAATCCACGTTTTTCAGCCACACGATAGATGAAATCATAGACCAAAATCCAGAATTTGAGGAACTTCGTGGGAAACTTAGAGCAAATTCTGTTTCCGATTTAAAATCTGCCTGCAATGAGAAAATTAACGGAAAAGGACGCGGTGCAAATCATGTTGACGGTCTGAACGACAAGCTGACAAAGTTGATTCATCAGATTGAATTTGAATTATCAAAAAAAGTTGACATTGACGTTGCCGAACTGGAAGCGCAGAAAAAAGCCTTAAACAAGAAGATTGCGGACAACAAGGCAAGGCAGGAGGATGTTTCAAAAGAATTCGAGGAACAGCAAAAGGCAAGCGACGGCGTAATCGAACTGAAATTTGAGTTGAACGACTTGCAGAGAAAGGCGAATGAGGATTTAGAGAAGAAACGCAGAGAAATAAGGGCAGAAATTAATTCTGTTGATTGGCAGTTAAAAGAGATAAGACACCAAATCCGGCTGAATAAGCAGGATATTGAAGCGGCACAGAAATCCATAGACACAAATACAGTCCTTATCAATGCGACAAGGGAAAGTTGGAAAATGGCTAATGAGCGTGTATTTGACGAAAACAGCCTTATTTGTTCCTATTGCGGACAAGAATACCCAGAAGAAAGAAAGGACAAAATTAAAGCTGATTTTGGAAAGAACAGAGAGGAAGAATTAATCTTTTTAACCAAAAGAGGGAATGAATTAAAGGCGGCTATCGATAAGGATAAGGCAGAAATTGAACAGTTAAAAGCCGCGCTGAAAGAGAAACAGGACGAGGAAATCAATCTTGCGGAATCAATTAAAGGATTAGAGAAATGCCTTGAAGAAGTTCCGCAGTCCGTAGACATTTCCGACCGCCCCGAAGTGCAGGAAATTCAAAAGAAGATTGCCGAGAAAGAAGCTGCTATGAACAAAGGCAACAGTGCGGAGGAAATCAGAGAGCAGTTGAAAGATGAATTGGACGATTTGCAATTACAGATTTACGAGGTTCAAAAGCAGTTAGACAAGGCAGAAGAAAACAACCTCATTGATAAGGTTGTAGAGGAATTAAATACTAAACAGCGAAACGCATCACAAGAAATTGCAGATGTCGAGAGGGAGCTTGACTTGTTAAAACAGTTTGACCGAAAGAAAGCAGAACTTCTTGAAAGTGACGTGAATAGTAATTTTGAATACATAAAGGTTAAAATGACGGAACCGCAGGTAAATGGGGATTTGAAAGATGTCTGCCAGATTATGGTTGACGGCGAAAGCTACGACAGAAATTTGAACCACGGCGCAAGGATTTTAGCAGAAATCGACATTTGCAGGGCGTTCCAAAAGGCAAAAGGCGTATGCTTGCCGATTATCGTTGATGACTGTGAGAGCCTAGATGATTGGAGAGTGCCGAACATTGAAAATCAGTTGATTATCATTAAGCGGTCAGATGATAAGGAATTGAAGATTGAAATGGAGGGATAGAGAATGGATAGAGTGTGCATTGAACGCAGAAAAGAAATGCCTAATATGGAGGAATTTAAAAAAGCCGTACAACCTCTTATTGAATGGGTAAATGCGAATTGTGACCCACATGAGAAAGTTGTTGTTGAAATGGGAAGCGCAGTTTTAATCAGCGAAGAAATGGGATTTACATTTGAAGTTCCAGATTAAGGAGGTTCAACCATGAAGAAACGACTTTTAAGCGTGGCATTGGCGGTTGTGATGGCGGTTTGCTTGGCTGGGTGTGGCACTACATATCAGGAGGAAACGGGGCAGACGGAAAGCAATGCAAGTGACGATTTCTGGAATGGGTATTTTACTGAAATTACATCATGGAGTAGCGCAACCAATAATTACAAAATAGTCTATGCGAACGACACGAAGGTTAAATATTTTGTCTGCAATACTGGCTATAAATTTGGTATTACGCCACTTTACAACGCAGACGGAACATTGCAGATTTATGAAGAAAGCGAGGATTGAGGAATGATATTTTGGATTTTTGTAATTTTAACGATTGTATGTATTGCGGTTATTGTAGCGACAAACAAAATTAGCAACAAGTATGATTACTACGAAAGAGAAAAGAACACAAGGTTTGTCGATTTTGTTTACCAAAATGACGAGCCTATCTATTGGATAAACGGAATAATTGCGGTAATTAGCGGTATGGTCATTGTTTGCATGTTAATTTCCATTATTATTGCACAAACACAGGCAGACGGATTAAGGGCAAGCAATGAGCAGAGATACAATGCGCTTGTCTATAAGGCACAGACCGAGGCTATTCGTGATGAATTTGGCATTGTCAATAAGTCCTATATAGATGAAGCGCAGGAATGGAATGAGTATTTGGCTAAATATCAGTCCTATTCACGTAGCTTTTGGGTTGGAATTTTCTATCCAAAACGTGCGTATGACGGATTTGAATTTATTGACTTGCAAGGTATCAAAATGAGAGATTAGCCCATACGCCTTATGTCATGGGTTGAGGGCGAAAGGAGAATGAGGATATGAAATGGAAATTATTCTGTACGGTAACAATGAAAACCTACTATGTGGAAGAAAAGAGTATGTGTTTGGCGAGGAAGAAACTTGCTATAGAGCTTGGAGTTCCATTGTCTTGCATTGAAGTTTTTGCAGATTAAAAATATATCAAATAAAAGAAAGCGAGGAATAAACCATGTCAGTAAAAACAAGGAATGAATTGCTTGAAGAAATCGAGCAGAAGAATGATGAAATTGATGTACTCAAAGCGGACATCGAGAAACTTGAAAAGTACAGAAAGTATGATGAAATGGCAGACGAGATTAAGGCTATCAATGACAGTTTTATCCGCAGCGGTTTCACAGAACAGCAGGCGTTTGAACTTACAAGAGGTGCGGTAACAGCGGCGGCAGGAAGACCAACATTATTTTAATTTTAAGGAGGATATGAATTATGGCAGGAAAGAATGAGATAGCAGGACAGAATAATCAGTTGGCAATCGAAAAGGAATTTGGTCTTGTGGAGTATGAGGCGAGCGGCGAAATGATTAAATTGTCGTTCCCTACGGTAAGAAGATACCTTGTCAGCGGCGGCGGAAACGTCACAGACCAAGAGGTAATGATGTTTTTGACATTGTGCAGATATCAGCACCTTAACCCGTTTTTGAGAGAGGCATATCTGATTAAGTACGGAAGTAACGACCCAGCAACGATTGTAACTGGAAAAGACGTGTTTACAAAGCGAGCGAACGCTGCGCCGGATTATGCCGGAAAGCAGGCAGGAGTTGTTGTTCTTGCAGAAAGCGGAGAGATTATTGAGCGCGAGGGTTCGATGGTTTTGCCAAAAGAAACGCTTGTAGGCGGTTGGGCGAAAGTGTTCATAAAAGGGCATGAAACGCCAGAGTATATCAGCGTTGGGCTTGATGAATACATCGGCAGAAAGAAAGATGGAACTGTAAACAGCCAGTGGAGTAAAAAGCCAGGGACTATGATACGGAAAGTTGCAGTAGTGCAAGCGTTAAGAGAGGCTTTCCCGGACAGATTTCAGGGAATGTATGCGCAAGAAGAAATGCACGAGGTTTCGGACATTCGGCTTGATACACAGGAGGTCGTTGCAAGGGAGATTGAGCAAAACGCCAATTCCGTAACATTCGAGGCAATCGAAGAAAATCCAGAGCCGCCGACCATTCCAAAGGCACAGGCAAAAGAGAAAGAGCCTGTCAAAGTTGAGGGAGAACAGGAGTTGCCGGATTTTATGAAAGCGGAGGGTTGATGGTATGAACTTTGGGAATATTGTTTTTCTGATTGGGGGATTTGCTATTGGATGGGTAATTGGCTGGTCGGTAAGTTTTGCCATAAGCAAAATTAAAAGCCGGAAAAGAAAATAGCCACACAACGGACTTTCTTTCGTGGGAAGTCCGCAAATAAAACAGGCAGTAATGTAAATTAACATAAAACATTTCAAGGAGGATTTATCAATGAAAACAAAGTATGAGGAAATCGTAAACGTAAACGCCATTGGAAAGGCGGAGAACCCTATTTCGCTGAATGAAATTTTGAAAAAGGCGAATGACGAACAGCTTACGCCGTCAAAGCAGAACAAGGAACGTGTGCTGTTTATCGGAATTGACGTTCAGCAGGATTTCATGGACAACGGCGCATTGGGCGTACCGGGGGCGCATGGAGATGTGGAGCGCATGACAAGGTTTATCTACAACAACATGGATAAAATCAGCAATATTGCAGTTTCAATCGACACGCACACGCCGCACCAGATTTTCCATCCGTGCTGGTGGATTGACGAAAACGGGAACAATCCTGCACCGTACACGCCTATCACACTTGCAGACCTTGACAGTGGAAAATGGCGGGCGGTCATTAATCCTATGGCAAGCCGCGACTATGTGGAACATTTGGAGAAAGACGGTAAGAAAACGCTTTGTGTTTGGTCTTACCACTGCATACAGGGTACGACCGGCTGTGCATTGGAAAATCAGTTCTCCAACATGATTTACTTCCATTCTGTAGCGAAAAAGAGCGTTGTGCAGAGGCTTGTCAAAGGGCAAGACCCGCTGTCCGAGATGTACGGCGTTATCAAGCCAGAATACGATACCAACGGCTATATTAACCTTGACTTCCTGAATAAGATTGAAAAGTTTGATAAGGTTGTTATAGGCGGAGAGGCAAAATCTCATTGCGTTATGGAAAGCATTAAGCAGATTCTGGAGCATTACGAAACCCGACCAGAGGTCACGGAGAAAATCTATATCCTTGACGATTGCATGTCAATCATTCCGGGATTTGAGGGCGCAACTGCACAGGCATTTGACGAGTTCAAGACCAAGTACCATGTAAACCTTGTGAACAGTACAGACAGTATTTTATAAGAAAGAGAGGATTTTGAAAATGAAAAATATTGAAGAAAACGGAATTGAGATTGACGGATTGGACGAAATCGAAGTAGAGAATACCGCTATTGATGATTTGGAGAGCGAGAGTATCAACCTTATCTTTTTGGGGATTGATGAAAGCTATTCCATGAACAGATACGGCGGCGATATGAAAAACTGCCTGAATGAGTTCAAGGGTGCGTTGACCGACAGCAAAGAGGCAGATGAAATCCTTGTTGCGAGGGCGGATTTTTCAGATGATGTAAAGATTGGCGGCTATAAAAAGATAACGGAATTTGATACTTCATACACTGTATTCAACATGACAGCACTGTATGACACAATCGAGCAGGGAACGGAAAAGCTGATGGAATACCGTAAGTTCTTAAAAGAGCAAGGAATGACAAGAGTAAAAGCTGTATTTGCTATTTTTAGCGACGGGGAAGATACCATGAACGGCAATTTCAGCACCGCAAAGAAGTGTATCGAAAACCTTAACAGTGAAGAAATCACAACAGCATTTATCAGTTTCGGCGGTCAGGCAACACAGACGGCAAAAGATTTAGGTTTCCGCAATATTCTTGACGTAGCGAGTTCTGCAAGCGAACTTCGCAAGGCGTTTAACTGTTTGTCAAAGTCGGTTATTGAGAGCAGTAAATCAGTGCTTTCCGATGACGGCGACGACTTTTTCCAGATTTAATGAAATGTGTGGGCGGTGTAAAAGCCGCCCTAAAAAAAAGAAAGGATTGCAAGTTATGAAGAAAATTTATAGAGATTCAGTGTTATTCAGAAAGTTGTTATACACAGAACATTTTACTCATCAGGATTCTTTTGGAGAAAACAAGGAATATGAATACGATATTGCACTTTATAGGTGTTATACATTACAAGGCAGAGTATATCAGATACAAATGCCGAACTGCACCATGAATGATAAAAACATAGGGAGGCTAATGGCTCGCGCTATCGAATATGCCGCCGCTAAATTTCCACAGAGTTTCAGATTGGAAGATTATCTAATCAAAAAGGATATTTGGAGAAAATTGTAATCGAGAAAAGAGGGTAAATATGTTCATAAATAAAATCGGCATGGAGCATTTGGAAACCGGAATGAACTGTCAGGATTATGGTTATCCAGAAGCGTATTGTCCTATCGTTTGCGATGGGTGTTCACAAGGAAAACATTCAGAAGTAGGGGCAAAATTGTACTGTTATCTAGTTGGAAACTGCCACATGACAAGGGAAAAGGCATTTGTAAAAATGTTGAATCTGTTTGGAGATTCCCCAAAAACATTAAAGGACTATCTCGGTTTTACCATACTTGAACTTATGACAACAGCAGATGATTTTATCGTGCATTATTGCGGAGATGGTTACATCATTTTGGAGGATAACGAGGGAAATGTCACATTTGAAGAATTGTCAGACGGAGAGTTTCCAAAGTATTACATCTATAACTATATTGACGGAGAATATTTGAGCCATTACAAGGACGGAGTTTCATTCTCCCAGAAATCATATCCGACAAGCAAATATAAAAAAGTCGGCATAGCAAGTGACGGTCTGCGGTACATCTTGCAGGCTGACGAAGAACTGAAACAGGAATTTATAAACTGCCTGAAATCGGGCAATGAACTGAAAACAAAGCTGTTTATCAATCGCAATCATAAGATTTTCAAAGATGATGTGACGATTGTGTTTTGAGGGGGGGGTGCGGCATGACATACGGAGATATTAAAAATGCAGACTACGAAGAAATAAAGCAGAGAAAAGCAGAACGAGAAAAAGAAGTTCTTGAAGCATTAAATAACCTACTTTCAGAATCCGGCTATGAAGTTTTCGGAATTGATATAAATTTTGAAAGGTACAAAGAATCAGGCTCTATTAGTTATCGTTTTAAACTTTCAGATGGTTTTGAGCAAGAAGATATCCACCGCTGGCACTGGAAAGAATCAATAGAAGAAGCGGTGGAGAAAATCAAAAAACGCATTGATTACATTGTGGAATTAAGACAACAATATCCAGACCTTGCAAGACAGAACGACTATATTCAGAAGCACAGAGAATATGGACGCATATGCAAACTTTATGATGAAGATTCTCCAAGAGAAGTTCGTTTACAGGCTGAATTGTGTGGATATTTGAAGCTGCCAAACACAACAAATTACAGCGTTGGTGGCGGCGATTACGAATTAAAGAAAACTCCAAGACGAGTAAAAGATTTCAATGGAAATATTGATAGGTTGTGCTTGTTTCTTGCAGACTGCATAGGTGAATTAAAGCGAATGAAATTAAAAGAAAATGAAAGCGAGTGACGCTCATGCCAATAAAATTTGACACTAAAACCCGAACACCATTAACAGAGGGCGGCGAGGGTTACATATACGAATACAACGGAAAAATCATAAAGACGTTCAAGACGCATATTGACATAGTGGAAAAAGAAAGAAAAGTAAATGCACTGATGAAAACAAGTCTGCCTAAAGCGGTTATAACGCCCATAGACACAGTTTTAGATATGCGTGGTAGATTTATCGGCTACTGCATGGAAAAGGTCAGAGGAGAGGAATTTAAGCGGTTATCAAACCGAAAATTTGTGACCGCCAACAATATTACAACAAAGGAAATTTTAGGATTACTTGTCAAGGTTAAATCGGTACTAGAAGAAATCCACAAGCAGAATATCTATGTCGGCGATTTGAACGACCAGAATATTTTATTTGATACTGCCGGAAATATTTATCTGATTGACTGCGACAGTTGGGCGGTTGGCGACGACAGATGCACTGTTGCAATGGATTTGTTCAAAGACCCGAAACTGCAAGCAGATAATTTCAACGCCGATACCGACAATTACGCCTTTATGGTACTTGCGTGGAAGTCGCTTACAAGGGTACACCCATTCGGCGGCACGGTTGAGCCGGATATGCCGATTCTGGATAGGATTTCAAAGGGAATATCGGTTATAGACAGGCAGAATGTGAAACTGCCACGTCTTACAAAGGAATGGAAAGGCTTTTCACCCGACCTTGTATCTGAATTTAAGTCGGTATTTGAGGGTGGCGTTCGGACATTATCGGGAAACATGGAAGATATGCTTGCAAACCTTACACAGTGCAAAAAGGATAAGGAATATTACTATAGCAAGTTTTCTTCCTGCCCTTACTGTGACAGCGGCGCACGGGTGAATAAAAAGCCTGTGTCACAAGGAAGTGTCGGTGGATTGAAACTATATGAAATCTATGACGGAACGAAGATTAAGGCGGTATTTGATAGGTATACATATCTTGACAATGAGGGATTTGTCCATAACGGAAACCAGACAACGGCATTTTTCGATATGGCAAGATACCATTACACAAAAGACGGAATGGCGGTTTTGGAGTTGCCAGACTGCTTTACATTCCACAATAGCAAGGATTATCAGATTAACAAGAAATACAAGTCTGCAATCGAAGTATGCAGAAACAAGATTTATTACATTTCCACAAAGAACACACTGACACAGCTTGAAATCATGCCGAGCGGCAACGGTATAAAGAACATCTGTAAGGTCAGCAACACAGCGTATTTTGCGGTCAGCGGCGATAATTACTGTGTTGTCAACTACTATACGGGGAAGATTATTGTGAATATAAATGGCATGAATACGGTCATTGACTACGATTCGGACATTGTGAACTACGGCATACACCATGACGAGATATCGGGAAAGTGGCTGATTATCTTGGAGGATAGCAAGGGGAAATTCAATACTTTTGTTATCAGTGGCGGCACAGTGGAATGTCAGACAGACGCAATCAAATACGCTTGTCAGCTTAATTGTCCTTGCGTTTATAACTCGAATATTTTTATTCCAGTTGACGGGAAAATCAGGGGATATTCTTATAAGAAATCGGCATTTAAAGATTTTGAGTGCAACGTTGCTTCCGAGGAAAGCAAGCTGATTAAAGAGAAAAACCGCTTTGCGATTGTGAATTTGGAGAATGTTTATTATTTGGAGGGTTAGGAGGGATTTTATGAAAGCATGGATTACAAAGTATGCGCTTACAAAAGGGATACTTGAAAAAGAAGTAGAGGATTGTGGGGACGGAATGGTAATAGAAAGCAATAACCATTTTCCAACATATTACCACGGAACAGACTGGCACAAGGACAAGAAATCAGCTATTGAAAAAGCAGAGGAAATGCGCCTTAAAAAGATTGCGTCACTCGAAAAGAAGATTGAGAAGTTGAAGAAAATGAAATTTGAATAAGGAGGGTTTGTCGCGTGGACATAAAAGAATTTGCAAAGTCAATCAGCGGAAAAGAATACGGTTATCCGCAGTTTACCAAAGAAGAAATTGAAACAGCGAAAGGAAACGGATTTGTCATTGTCTACGGTTACTCTGATGACCTTATGGAATTTGAGGGCGCAATTCAAGACGAGGGAGGTTGTTTTGACAGTGGCAAGGTTTATTTCAATAAAGCAGAGGTTTGCCAGGACGAAACAGACCGTTCCGCATTTGACAATTATAGTAACTGCATAACGGCTTTATGGTGTGAAAACGTGGAGAATGGGAAACCTATCTGCTGGTCTTACGAAACCGAGATACCACACGAAACTTTTATGATTTATGAGGGCGGAGAGCCTTATTGCAGAGGGATTGTGTTCAGTATTGATGATGTGAAATAGGAGGGATTAAGGAATGAAATTTAAGAGTAATGCAAAATACGGAAAACCCGTAGAAAGTGGAACAATCTTTGAGGGCAGAATTGGAAATTTGAAGGTTTTCGTCCATAAAATAATTCATTTGGAGGGCTGGTTTTTATCGTGTTCTACATTACAGATAAGCCAAATGAGTTTAAAAAGCGATACCTTAATGGGGGCAATCAGTGAAGCAAAAGATGTCTTGAGGAAGGCAGTTGATGATTTGCAAAAAGATGTGGATTCCTTGTGCAAAGAAGAAATTGAAATTTCAAGATATTAAGGAGGCTTAACCGATATGAGGATTTTATCATGGAACAAAGTGGTTGATATGCCCTATGAATTAGTTGCACTGAGCGTATCATATAAAATTTTCAAGTCAACAGTTGATAAGAATGTGTTTTGCGTAAATGCTCATTCCAATTCTTTAGATGCGAAAAGGGTAATCATGGGTGAATATAGTTCAGAAGAAAAGGCGAAGAAAGCGCTTGAAATGCTGAACAATGCTTATCAGTATGCGGAGGAATGTAAATATACGGGAGTTGGAGCAACGCAACCTGAATTTGTATTTGTATTTCCTGCTGATGATGAAGTGGAGGTATGAAATGAACATATCCACATTAGAACAAGCCCAGAAGGACATGGAGCATGGCGTTTACAACATGACAGAAAACGGGAAATGTACGGGTTGCGGCAACTGCTGTTCAAATATTCTGCCAATGACAGACAAGGAAATTGAGGTTATCCGGCGGTACATAAAGAAACATCACATCAAAGAGTGCAAACATACAATACCACTTGCAAACCCAATTCTTGATATGACCTGCCCGTTTCTCAATACAGATAAGAAAACGGAGAAATGCACGATTTACAGTGTCCGCCCGGCGATATGTAGATGTTTTATCTGTTCTGAACCGAACGGAGCGTTGAAGCATAAGGAATTATGGCATGGGGTTAGAAAACCTGTGAATATGAGGGAAACATTTTATGGAAAGGGTTGATGACGTGACCGAAGAAACAAAGCAGAAAATTCAGAAAATCGCAAAGACCTATGGCTATGACGCGCAGAGCCGCCAGTGCATTGAGGAAATGGTAGAACTGACGAAGGAAAGGAGAGTTTAGCGAAATGAGAGAAACATTAAAAAACGCAAGAAAAGAAAAAGGTCTGACACAGCAAGCGGTAGCAGACCATTTAGGAATAGGATTGAGATACTATCAGAAGATAGAGGTGGGAGAACGGACAGGCGATTTTGAAATTTGGGATAGCCTTGAAGATTTATTTAACATTCATCAGCGGAAGTTGCGTGAGATTGTATAAATTCGTCACGACAGAGCAGATAGTCAAGCGATACATCAAAAATATCTGCTATGGAAACAAGGCAGTCCAAAGAGGGGGAGCGTTCCCCTTGCTCATACTTTTGGTACGAACGAAGTCCAATATTTAAGTAATCAGCCATTTTTTGTTGAGTTAGTCCTTTCTGCATACGGACTTCCCGAAGTCTTTTGTTAAACATATTAGTACCTCCGAAAATTTATCTTGACTACGCCCATATTGTACGCTATAATCAAGATAAAGTATACGCCCATAATGGGCGTAATTATAAGGAGGAAACACTATGAGAGCAAAGATAATCACGATTATTTACACTATTGAGGCATTTCTTGATGATATTGCCTATTGGGTAATCGGAAAAGGCGAGGACAACAAAGAACGCACAATCAAGACTTTTTGGGGCACTCATTACATGGGTGATTGAGGGGAGGTAGCAACATGGGGAAAGCGATTGATTTAGAAGGAAAATGGTCTGGAAGTCTTAAAGCGATAGAACGAGTAGGAACTTCTCCAGATGGGCAGGCGTTGTGGAAATGCGATTGTTTGTGTGGTAACACAAAAATTGTTAAAAGCAGAGATTTTAGAGAGAAACGCATAAAATCTTGCGGTTGCAAAACAAAAGAGCTGCAAGGAAACGCACGAAGAACACATGGCTTTACCAAAACAAGGCTATATGGAATATGGTCTGGAATGAAAACAAGGTGCTATAACAAAAACAGCGATAGATACACAGATTATGGAGGACGTGGAATAACAATCTGCCCTGAATGGTTGGGAGAACATGGTTTTGAAAATTTTTATGATTGGTCTTTATTGAACGGGTATAAGAATGGATTGAGCATTGACCGTATAGACAATGACAAGGGTTATTCTCCCGATAATTGCAGATGGGCTACGGACAAAATGCAAGCAAACAATAGAAGAAGTAGCAGAATTATTGATTTTCGTGGGGAAAGTCATACATCAATGGAATGGTCTGAAATAACAGGGATAGATAGAAGTGTAATAGAAAATAGAATTGATGTTCTTGGTTGGAGCGTAGAAAAAGCATTAACAAAGAAAGTTAAAAACAGAAGGAAAATAAAGAAAGAAAAATACGATGAATGGCAGAAATTTTATAAAAAGATGTATGCGAAAATGCAAAGAGGTCTGATAACGAGAGAAGAATTTGAAAGCATTTTAGATAAAGAAGTAGAAAAATACCAATGAAAGAATGATTAAGTATCATGCTATGGCAGTTGGAATATCTGCTAAATGCTGATACTTCAATTATTATTCAGCAGAAACTTGACAGGCAGATAGAAAGGATTGAAAAGGAATGAACATAAAAGATTTCAAAGTCGGTCAGACGGTTTATGTTGAACTGACCGGGAACGCAAGCAGAGGAAAGACACCCGAACAGTGGGGAGGTGATTTAGATGTTCATTAGATGTATCGGCACTGGAAGTAGCGGAAATTGCTACGCCCTATACGACAATGATGGAAAGATACTTCTCTTAGATTTGGGTTTAGCAAGGAAAGAAATACTGAAAGGAATTGACTTTAATGTATCTGATGTTGTCGGGGCGGTAGTGAGCCACGGACACGGCGACCACGCAAAGGCGGTTAAGGACTTTGAGAATATGGGAATTAAGGTTTGGAAACCGTTTAGCGAGAGAAATTTAACAGACCGCATGAAATTTGAAGGTTTTTCGGTTCAATGTTTTCCGCTTCCGCATAATAGAGTTGCAAATTTCGGATTTTACATAAAAGCAGACGGGCAGAAAACATTGTACCTGACAGACTATGAATATTGCAGATTTAACTTTAAGTCATTGCAAGTCAACCACGTTTTAATTGAGTGCAACTATCAGCAGGAGTTAGTTTCAAGGGATTTAGTGAACTATGAACACAAAATCCGAGGACACGCAAGCCTTGAAACGTGCAAGTCATTTATAGCCGCCAACAAAACAAATGCCCTTAGAACAGTGGTGTTGTGTCATATGGGAACGGAAACAACAATAGTGGAGGAATGTTTAGCAGAGGTTCAAAAAGTTGTTGGAGAGGGCGTTAAATGCGTCTGTGCAGTGGCGGGATTGGAAACAGAATTGAGTTTAACACCATTTTGAAAGGAAGTGAGAGTTTGAAGGTTTTAGTAGCCTGTGAGGAAAGCCAAAGGGTTTGTATAGAGTTTCGAAAATTAGGGAATGAAGCCTATTCCTGCGATATCGAGCCATGCAGCGGCGGGCATCCGGAATGGCATATACAGAATGATGTGCTGCCGCTTTTGAATGGAAACTGTGAATTTCAGACAGCGGACGGTTCAGTTCATTGCATTGATGGTAAATGGGATATGATTATTGCTTTTCCACCTTGTACATACATGACAAATGCAGGAGCAGTCAGAATGAGAGTGAAAGGCGAAATTGTCCAAGAGCGTTATCAAAAGGCGATGGAAGCAAAAGTGTTTTTTATGCAGATTATGAACGCAAACTGCGAAAAGATTGCTATTGAGAACCCAACTCCCATGAAACTGATAGAATTGCCGCCATATACCCAGGCAGTGCAGCCTTACCAGTTCGGGCATCCATACAGCAAACGCACTTGCTTATGGTTGAAAGGACTGCCAAAGTTAGAGCCTACGGAGATACTGGAACACCATGAGCCATATGTAAATGGGGGTTGCAAAGACTCTCATGGGAATTACAGGAAATTTCAGGGAAGAAAAGAAAGAGATCCCAAGACTAGGGCAAAAACATTTCCTGGCATTGCAAGGGCCATGGCTGAGCAATGGGGAAATTAGAAGTTGAATCGAAAGAAAGTAGGTGTTCGTTTTGATAGATTTATACCCTACAAAATGCAATCTATGTGGCGGCGCGGTGGTCTACATAAGCAATTCTAAAATCTATGGCAGGGAATACGGCAGTGGCAAATGTTATTACTGCACAAGCTGCGGTGCTTATGTCGGAACACACAAGCCACGACCGAAAGAGGCGTTAGGCATACTTGGAAATGCTGAAATGCGTGAAATGAAAATGGAGTGCCATGAGTTATTTGACCAACAGTGGAAGAATGAGAAAACACAAGCGAAAAGGCGAATTACAAGGAAGAAAGCGTATGCGGATTTGGCGGTTAAGCTGAATATTCCGGTTGAGGAATGTCACTTCGGATATTTTGACATGGATATGCTGAATAAGGCTTATGGGATTTTGAAAGGTGGTGTCTGTTTTGAGTGAAAAAGAAATTATGGAGGAAATACATAAAACCGTCAGCGAAACAATAGACAGAGAGATTATGAAATGTCTTGGCGTGGAATATCGCAAACCAAAAGAATTAAACTGTAATCCTTTAGAGGATTTGAAAAATATGATTGACAAAATGAGTACGGTTATCATGTGCAGTGAAAACAATAAAAAGAAGTTGGAAGAACAGGAATTGCCTGGAATGACAACGATTATTCCTAATCGGTATTTGGAGGACGGAAAAGTTTATATGGTAACAGATGGAAGGCTGAAAAGGGATATGTTGGAGTGTGAGAGGATAAGGCGGTTAAGGGAAAAGAAAACTAATAAATCAAATTAACCGCCCACATATCGTCAGGATTGCAAAATATCCATTTTGAGAAAGAGAGGAAAGATATGACAGAAGAGCAATTAAGAATTGAATATGAAAGAAAATTATCTGCTTTAAGAGCAGAACAGAATAGATGTTGCCACGAATGGGGAGAGGTCAAATATGAACCAGAAATAAAGAAAGAGCCATACGGATACAGAATGGTTACACAAGGCAGTGATGTATGGGGAGAACCAGAGGGTTATCGTGATGTAGAACATAAGAGGTGGAGCAGGACTTGTAAAAAGTGTGGGAAAGTAGAATACACAACACATAGAGTTCCTGTCAAGTATGAACCTGTATTTTAGGAAAGGAGAATCTATGGCAGAAAAGAAATTATCAGAGGAATTAAGGCATTGTTTTGAAGGAAATGGTTGTGCGGATTGCACTTGTTACGAAACGAAATCAGTTTTAACCTGTCGGGGATTGTTGCAAAAGGCGCACGAAGTGGTTAAGCGGTATGATGAAATGGATGAATGCAGGAATGTTTTGAAACTTCCAATAAATATAGAAACGCCAATTTATTCTATCGAATATTGTTGCGGTGAAAACAAAGACAATAAGATGGGAATGTGTTTTAGGGGATTTTGTTCTGATTGTGAAAAGAAATCTCATTACATTTTGGAAGCAACAGCAAAAAGTTCTTGCCAAATTTCGGAAATTGGTAAAAGCGTTTTTCTGTCGAAAGAAGCTGCTAAAAAGGCATTAAAGGAAATGGAGGATAGGAAGAATGGAGAGATTGACAAAGTATTCAAATGACCTTATACGAAACAAGGCAGTTAATATTCTCCGAAAACTGGATAGTGAAAATGGATTAAATGGTGATGAATTAGCGATTATCAGTTCGTTTTGCTTTATAGAACGTATGGAGAACAAAGAATTAAAGAAATACGAGGATTTAGAGGAACAAGGGAAACTGCTGAAACTGCCTTGCGCGGTGGGCGATACGGTGTATTATGCGGATAATGAATATTATTTTACAGTACTTCCAGTAAAGGTTGATGAAATTTCTATTATGGAATCAAATGCAATTTTATATAAATGCCTGCTATTTGATGGAAATGGAGATGTGGAAACACAATTTGATTTTGATAAGGATGATTTCGGCAAAACCGTTTTCCTCACACGTCAAGAAGCCGAGGATAAGCTGGCAGAAATGGAGGGGAAGAAGTGAGCGAGCAGAGGGTGATTATATACATAAGCGCAACAAAGCAAACCACAACAGCAAAGTGGCATTTAGAGGGGATGTATCCGTCTGATTTATGGATTGCGGTATTAGATGATATTGCAGATTTAATTCCATTTTCAGGAGAAACAAAAGTGAGTATCAGATTTGGAGATAGAACCAAAGAAGCTGTGTTTTATTACGGAAACGGAATGCTGATACAGGTGGATAGCAAAGAATTAGATTTTTGGGTGAAGAAATCAGAAAAGGAAAGCGAGGAAAAATCGATGTTACATAATGTGACCGTAAAACATGAGGAAAATAAGGTACTTGAAGAATTTTGGGTAATGAGGGCAACAAAGACGATTGGAGAGGGAAAGTATCCAATTCCATATTCAGAGAGTTTCAAGGAAAAGGAATTAGACCATGAACCAACACCGCAGGAAATCGCCCAATTCCTATCCGACAGCAAAGCCGATTTCGTGTCGGTGGTGCAGAATTACAGGTTTGCAAATGAGTTGCCGTTTTAGGGGAAGGAGGTTGAGAGAATGGCTAGAGAAGTTATATACACAGCAGATGATGAAGAACCAGACTGTAGCAGGTGTGAACATGTATGTGATGATTTCTTGTGCGTAAAAAGATGTGGTGCAGAACATGGTTGGGGCGGATATGAAAGAGTGGAGATTTTAGAAGAAAGTGAGGGAAAAGACAATGAATAAAATTATCCTGATGGGGAGGTTGACAAAAGACCCAGAAGTAAGATATTCACAAGGCGAAAAACCAATGGCAATAGCAAGGTACACGCTGGCGGTTGACCGAAAATTCAAGCGGGACGGCGAGGCGAATGCAGATTTTATTAACTGTATCGCATTTGGGAAGAATGGCGAGTTTGCGGAGAAGTATCTGCATAAGGGCATTAAGATTTTGATTGAGGGAAGATGGCAGTCGGGAAGTTATACAAATCGTGACGGTCAGAAAGTCTATACGAATGACTGCGTTGTGGAAAGCTCCGAGTTTGCAGAGAGCAAGAATGCAAGCCAGCAGAACAATGGATATAGCAATAATCAGATGAGCGCAAGTCCGAACAATTCTCAAGAATATATGAATGATTCTGGCGATGGCTTTATGAACATACCAGACGGAATTGACGAGGAATTGCCATTTAATTGACAGGAGGGTAATTATGATTAAATTAAAAGAAGAAATAGAAATTGAAAAGCTGAAAGAGTACGGATTTTCAGAAAATAGATACCATTACAAAACAAACATTGGGGCATTGGATATATATTGCAACAAAGAAACAAAGGAAATAAGCGGAGTTGGATTTTATCCAGTTGGAGATAGGATTGTTTTCAGAGCATTAAAAGAAGATTTAGGAATGGAAAACCTTGTTGATATTACAAAAAAGATTTGATTTATAGGATTTCATAAGGTTTCAAAAGTGCTATGAGGAATTGACGAGGAAGTGAGGTTGAGAAGATGTTTTGGATTGTGATTTTGATTCTTTTAGGCATCTTGTGTGCTCAAATTAGCGAAGAACCAAGAAATTATAACTGTTACGATAAATCGACTTATAAGTGCGGAAAGTGTAGTAAAAATTGTAAATGGAGATACGTAGTAGAAAAGTTTGAGGAATTAGAAAAGGAAGAAAAATAAAATTTAAGGATTGGAGGTAATGGAGGTTTGCTGGCCAGCGTAAAGACGTCTTTGCTCCAATCAGAAGAATGATAAACATTTGCGGAACAGAATTTGACCTAGAACAACCAAAAAAGCATTTATGTGAATTGCGACTGCATGATAGGAATGAAAAAGTTTCCTGATAAGTATTTTGATTTGGCGGTTGTTGATGTTCCTTATGGAATAGGAGAAAGCGGAGATAAAAACCACACACGAACGAAATTAGCAACCGCAAAAGACTATAAATCCTTTAGCGGAGATGACTTGAAACCGCCTGATGATACATATTTTAAGGAGTTATTTCGTGTATCGAAAATCAGATTATATGGGGCGCAAACCACTTTATCAGTAAAATTCCATATGATAGCCATTGTTGGATTGTTTGGGATAAGGATAATGGAGAAACAGATTTTGCAGACGGTGAATTAGCATGGACTTCATTTGATACGGCAGTGCGAATATTTAAGTATCGTTGGCATGGTATGCTTCAGGAAAACATGAAGAATAAAGAAATTCGTATACACCCAACACAGAAGCCAGTTGCTCTATATGAATGGATTTTAAGTCGGTATGCCAAAGATGGAGATATTATACTTGATACTCATGTCGGTTCGGCAAGTAGCCTTATAGCTTGCAGGAATACTAATCATAAGTTTGTTGGATTTGAACTTGACGAATACTATTACAAGCTGTCAAAAGAACGTCTTGACAGGGAATTGGCGCAGATGAATTTATTTGATTTTATGGGAGGTTGGTGGAATGAGCAGAACAACAGCGAGCATTATGAGGATAAATAAAGAGTTGGATAAAATTAGCGGCTTGGACGGTATTGTTGCTGATATGGTCGAACAAAAAGAACACGAAATAAAGAAAATGGTTGAGTGTATTCTGAAAAATTATGCAAACGCAAGCGTTTTTGACTATTTCGGAAAAGGAAAGGATGTTTGAGGTAGTGGGAATATTTAAAGACAATCTGAATTTAGGCTTACAATACGCATTTCTGATTAACTTAGGTTTCAAATACGAAAAAAGTAACGGAATAAACGGAATGAGTGGTTATGTAAAATCCATAAACCACAACGAAATTGAAGTGCTTTGGATTACGGTCAATCCACAGGAAAGAAAAGTGCATTTGTATAACGAGTGGGATTTTGGCGGCGAGTTGTGGCAAAGAGAGTATGGCATTCCGCAAGATGTATTAGAGAGTGAAAGCGAGTTTGTGGATTGGTTAGATGAAATGATAGGAGGGGATTAAATGTTGGAATTTTATAATCAATCAAAGCCAAAGGCAAGAAAAGACCATGTGTGCGAATTTTGCATTCAGACAATACGAAAAGGAGAAAAATACTCCTATGAAACAGGAAAGTATGAAGGAGAAATGTTTGTAAGAAAGCTGTGTCTTGTCTGTAAAAATATTCTTGACAAATTTTGCAACGAAAGCGGGGATGAAGAATTTTCTTGGGATTGGATAACGGATTGGCTATGCGATTTATATTGCTACGATTGCGAACATGGAACAAAAGGAAAAGGTGATTGCGAAATGCAACCGCAAAACTGCCCTCTTATAAGAAGTAAATTTGAGACAAAGGAGTGCACCCAAAATGCTAACCCTGCCAATTAAGAAGAAGTGGTTCGACATGATTTTGTCAGGAGAAAAGAAAGAGGAATACCGGGAGATTAAACCATATTATGAAACAAGGTTTATGAATCTGTTTGGAGTTATCTTTTGTGGAGGAACATTTCTTAAATGCTCTGAAATAGGACTTTCGGAATGTGCCAAAGATGATGTTCAGACAATACAATTTCGCAACGGTTATAGCAAAAATTCTCCATCATTCATTGCAAAGTGTACACTGTCAATCGGCACGGGCAAGGAAGAATGGGGAGCAGAAAAAGGAAAAGAGTATTTTATCCTGACGGTGCAGGAAATTTTGAAGGGAAGTGAGGATTGAGTATGGAGAAATTTCGCAGAAAATTAAGGTTATTCAAAAATGGCCCATTCAGCATAAAAGAAAAGTATTTTCGATTTCGCCTTGAGCATTCCATGAGAAAAGGTGTTCAGATACGAACAAAAGCATTAATGGTTTATCTAAACATAGTAAACGATATATGTATTCCGATAGATGAGGAAGAAAAGGAAATATTAAGGAAAGTAGTTAAAAGGTTTGATGAAACTATTGCGGAGTTAGAAAAAAATATGCAATATGCGAGATTATATATTCAAGAGGGAAGCGAGGACTAACTATGGCTTGTACATTAGGAGTAGAACAGAACTGTAACGAGTGTAGAATGTGCGGAAATGAGAAAGGCGGTAAAGAGATGTTCGTAGTGAATGGAGATATGTTTGGAAAGTATGTAAAGATACCTCATGTGTTGGCAGAAGATGGAGAAAAATTTATTTTTAAGGTGGTTGGCAGGATTCAAAGCAATGCTTATTACAATGTTCCAATCGGAGGGATAAAAAGCGAGTATAAAATACGAGGCGCAGAAATGATAGATGTTCTACACGTCATACAATGCGGCATTGATGAAACAGAGGTTTTGACAGTCGCATTAAAGGATTGTGAATTTGTAGAGCCAAGGACTAATGCGGAAAAAATCAAAGGAATGAGCGTTGAGGAATTGGCGGAGTTTTTGGATAAAGTATCAAAAACAGAAGCGTGTGGGTTTGGGCGAAAGATATTATTTGACGAACCATGCAAAGTTGGAGGGCAATATTGCAGACAAGATGATTTTTATGGAAATCCGTTTGGATGCAAGGATTGTTTTAAGGAATGGTTAGAAAGCGAGTGTGATGCGGAGTGTTAAGGCCAAAAGTAAACGCAAAAGAATTTGAAAAATTCGGTTTCAAGAAATGCAGGAAACCATATGGGTATAACGAGTGTTATTACCTCTGCGTTTCAAGGGGTGTAAAAATGCTTTTTGTAAGCGATGTATGCTTTGCGGTTAATGATTGGAAAGAGGACGACCCAAGAATACATAAAAATGCAAATTGCAGATACGGCGACCAGAGGGATTGGTTAGATATTGTATATCGACTTATTAAGGCGGATATGTTGGAGAGCGATATAAGGGAGCGTGATGTGGAATGAACAAAACAAAGATTGACTGGTGCGATTCAACATGGAATCCGGTTACGGGATGTTTGCATGGGTGCGAATACTGCTATGCAAGGAATATAGCACATAGATTTGGCGGCTTCACAGAATTAGAAGATACTGATTTGGACTACGAGAAAATATGCGAAAGTAACATTGCGGAAATAGAAAAACCGCTGAAATATCTAAATGACAAAGGTAAGATAGGCAAATCAGCATACCCATTCTTTTTCAAGCCTACATTGTACCGATACAAATTGAATGAGCCGCAGAAATGGAAGAAAGGTAGAAATATCTTTGTCTGCTCAATGGCTGATTTGTTTGGTTCGTGGGTGCCGGATAGTTGGATTGAGGAAGTATTTAAGGCTTGTGAGAAAGCACCGCAGCATAATTATCTGTTTTTGACAAAGAACACAGATAGATACGCTAGGGATACAACATATCAGATTTTTTAAGGCATACGTCAGTTAAATCATGGTTTGGAACAACGGCGACAAGGCAATCAGAGTTAAATTGCAGGACTTTGAAACTTCCGTTGTTTAAGAATTGTTTTCTAAGCATAGAACCTATTTTTGAAAGAATTAACATTGAAGAAATAGACATTGCAACATCTCCTGTTAAGTGGATAATCGTAGGAGCGGAAACCGGCAGACGAAAAAATAAGGCTGTACCCAAAAGAGAATGGATCGAACAGATTGTAGAGGATTGCAGAAAATATGATATTCCTATATTTATGAAATCCAGCCTTGCGGACATATGGGGCGAACCGCTGATACAGGAATTTTCAAAGGAATTGAAAAGGAGTGTCGCAGAATGAAACCATTATGTCAAACGTGTATCAATATATTTCATTTCCCAGAGTGCTGCACAGAGAATTTGACCGATTGCGTAAGATTGGTTACGAATTGCAGGAATTACAGCAGGCATGATATGGGTGAAATTAAACCAAAAGAAAAGGAGAGCGATACGGAATGATTATATTTGGAAAAAGAAGGAATGAAACAAATTCATCCATGGGTGTAACTTGCATTGCAAAAGGAAAGTGCAAATTTAGGTATACAACTCTTTTCGAGAAATGTAAGAATAATTTAGGCAAGGAGAAGCGGGAAAGCTATTTTGAACCGAGGGAGCGTGATAACCAGTGAGCAAGCCAAACTATAAACAGATTTATGCTATGAAAGCGGAGCGAGAAAACAGAATTAAAAAAGTCTGCCCTGACATTCCATATTCAAGCGGTATCTATGTGTTTTGGAGAATAGACGAAGCGGGTATACGTAGAGCGTATTGTGGGCAGGCGGTCAAATTATGCGAAAGATGCGCTTCACACCTTGCAGAGTATGACCACATAGCGTTGAGCCTCAAGAAGCATGGATTTTACAAAGAAGATAATCCGCATGGGTGGAAATTATGGTTTGAAACCTGTGCAGAAAATTTACTTGATGAAAAAGAGGTTGAATGCATAAAGCAATTAGCTGACGCAGGATTTCAAATGTACAACGTGACCGCAGGAAGTCAGGGGGCGGGCAAGAAAGTAACTGGCGATTATAAACCGCCCAAGACATACAGACAGGGCATACAAGCCGGAAAGAAAACCCTTGCGAAACAGCTTTCGGATATTGCCAGAAAGCACTTGACCGTAAGGCTCAAACCTGAAAAGCAAGGAAATAAGGTGTCGGAGAAACAGCTTGAAAAATTTAATCGGCTGTTGGATGAAAAGAATTATGGAGGTTGAGCGAAATGATTATGCTTGGGAATTTAACAGTAGAACAGTTTGAAAAAAGATGTCAAATTATTTTGACGGAAGAAGAACGAAAAACAATGAATGAATTGCGAGAGCCTACCTGCGATAAGGTTGACGGAAATAACAAGATACATATTTACGACATTCCTTTCATGATTGTCTGTGGAAACGGAGAATCGAGGAAAACAATAATTGATATGCTTACACCGTATGCAGATAAAATAAAAGCCACTTTGCAAATTAGTGGCGGGGTTTAGGGCAAAGAAAATTATAAGAAATGAGGTGCGGTTATGGGCGCTAAGGAATATGCAAGGTTAATGAGAGAAGAACTTTACAGACAGAATAAAAGCGTTTTGGAAGTTACAGACGATTTATGGCTTTCCATTGCAGATAATATGGAAAAATTTGCAGAATGGGCGGTTGAGGAATATAAGGAAAGGGCGGTTGAACAGTTGGAGAAAGCAAAAACAAATTTTATCGGAATGGGTACTTTACAGTCAGCTTATTTTGACAAGGGAATTGATAAGGCTATTGAAATTGTCAAGTCTGGCGGTGCTGCGGATGATTAGATATGAAAATCAATGCGTAGATTGCGGTTTTCCATGCAGATATGAGGCTTGCAGATATTACAAGGTTGCAATTCCCGTCTGCGATGAATGCAAGGAATATGCGGACAAGTTATATCGTTTGGACGGGGAAGAATTATGCGAAACCTGCGTGTTGAGGAGATTGGAGGTTGTGGAATGACAAACGGCGACAAAATAAGAAACATGAGCAATGAGGAACTTGTTGAATTAATTATGGGTGTAAGAGAGGAATTTATAAACGAAAGTTTCTATTACAAGATAATATCTGGCAAAAGATTTGAATATACAGATGATATTTTGGATTGGCTTAATTCAGAAGAAAAAAGAGGAAGGAATTATACGATATACGCCTGTGATTTTGACGGAACGCTTTGCGAAAGCATATATCCCGGTATAGGCAGTCCAAACATGGCACTGATAAACCATCTAATCAAACGCCGGAAGCAGGGGAATAAAGTCATTCTGTGGACTTGCAGATGTGGCGAACGGTTACATGAGGCGGTTGAATGGTACAGACAGTTTGGCTTGGAATTTGACGCTGTGAATGAAAATCTGCCAGAAATGATTGAATGGTTTGGTACAGATTCAAGAAAAATTCATGCAGATATATTTATTGACGACAAGGCGGTAAACAAGCCAAAATATCATGTTCCTTATAAGGAGGTAGTGGAATGACGGAGAATGAGGCAAGAGAATTTTTAGGAAGATTTTCTTTGGATAGAATCGGGTATGCTAGTGGGAAAGAAGTTGATACAGAGCGTTTTAATTATTTTACAGAATTGTTAATGACAGCCATGCAAGCATTAACTGAAATCCAGCAGTACCGGGCAATCGGCACAGTCGATGAATGTCGTAAAGCAAGAGAAAAGCAAAGGGGGAAGAAACCTGTGTATCGTTCTATTTTTACAGATGGCACAAGACTTCTTGGTTGTCCTGTATGCTTTTCAAGGATTGATGGAGGTGTGTTTTATTGTAATGGTTGCGGTCAAAAGCTGGATTGGAGTGATACCCCATGACCTACCAAATAGCAGACCAAAGACACCCATTCATGGGGCTTGACAATAAAATCTGTAAAAATCCTACATATTGGTGTAGATTACATCAAGTTTGGCTATCGGAGGAAGATGTCAGGCGGAAGAAGTGCAGGTGTAGAGATGATTTTGATTTGATTGGTACGCATAGGTGCGGAAATTTGGAGAGAAAGGGTTGAGAGAATGAGTGATAAAAATTATGGTCTTGAACTTTATAAATTGATTATGGAGGGAGATAAAAACGGTTTCCCATATGTTGATGAATTTGGTTGGATAAGCGCAGGAGAATTTTGCGTTTGGGTAAGCTATCTATGGCTTAATGACTTTATGACCGACTTAAAGAATATTTTCGGTAATGGAATGTTTGATGATGGAGGATTTGACGCAAATATGCAAGAAGATGGAGTTTGCATTGATTTAAGCGAGACTATCGGAGGTTATCTTGACATTGAAGAAGTGTTTCCAAAGGACAAATATCAGCATTAAGGAGGGTTTTGAAATGAGCATGATTAGCGAACAGGTAAAGGAATTGAGAATTGCGGCAGTATATAAGGAACATTCATTAAAAATATTATTAGAACAAGCCGCCAACACCATAGAAGCCTTATCTGCAAAGCTGGCGGCGGCAAATATGGAGCGGTCGGATAGGTATTATGGCTGTGGGTGGATTTCGGTTGAGGATAGGTTGCCGGAATCTTATACAGAAATAGTTCTTGTGTGCTTGAAAAATGGAGCGGTATCGGTAGCAATTAATACTACTGATGGTAATTTTGTAAATATGATGGTTGGAGCATCTAGGCAGAAATTTAGGAGTTTCCCAGAACATAATCCGGTGATAGCGTGGCAACCACTACCTGAACCCTACTGCCCATAACCGCAAAGGAGTTGATTGAAATGAAAAATAAGACAATTTACAGAATAGGGCAGATTTTAACCGCACAAAAGGATATTGAACTTGAGGGAGTATTAGGCGAGAAGAAAAATGTCAAAAAGGAACGAAAATCTATATCGGTGCAGATAATCTTGCGCACCACAAAGACGGGACAATTCAGCCGTTAGGGGATAGTGCAGAAGTTAAAGGGTATTCTGTCAGCGGACTGGCAGATTTTATATGGATTTATATCCGAAAATTTACGCCGATTGATGAAAATGTTCTTGAAGATTATAACGAAACGCCGGAATGCGTCAAAGACGCAATCATGGACGCATTGGAAGAATTGGGGCTTTATGACCATACGGGGAATAGGAGTTGATTGCATTGCGGGAATTTGTAACTATTCCTACATATTTAATAGAGGAACTGCCGCCGGATAAATTTTACGCCCTTTCAGATTTTTTATCTATGGCCGACGAAAACGGAGAGGCTTTTGTTACTCAAAGAATGCTTATGGAGCGTTGGAAATGGGGAAATACAAAGGTTAGAAATTTCATTGATTATCTGGTTGATAAAGATATTTGCAAACCAAAAACAAACCAAGAAACAAACCAAAAACAAACCAGAGTTTTCATTGTAAATACGGAGTTTTTTGCATTGCCGCAAACCAAAAACAAACCAAGAAACAAACCAAAAACAAACCAAGAGAAAGCGGAAGATGCAGACTGTTTGAAAGCAATTTTAGACGCATGGAACGAACTTTCGTCATTTGGAATAGAACCAATTCCAGAAATGGGAATATCAAGCGTTCAGTATCAAAACCTTAAAAGCATAGTGGAAGAGTATGGAATTGAAGATGTTACAAGCACGATACAGAGAATAAAAATCAGCGATTTTCTTCAGGGGAAAGTAACTGAATGGAAGATAACATTCAACTGGTTTTTGAAAGATGGGAATTATCAAAAAGTCCGTTCTGGGAAATATGACGGGGGAAATAGCATAAGCAGACAAGTGGAGAGGGGTGGAAATTCAGAGCAAGTAGAAGATGAAGAATTGATAGGAGATGAATGGGTTGACCTTTAATCTCCAAAAAAAAATAAGGTGCGGAGGTTAGACAATGTATAGCCCATATGAATTTAAAGAGCAGGACGCTTTCGATTTCGCCCGTCATGTTCACGCTGAAACGAATGTAAGGAATGGGGAATTATTCTTTAAGATATGCCCGTACTGCAATCCGAAGCCGACAAGGGACAACATAAAATCTTTTTCCATAAACCTTACAACAGGGAGGTTTAAGTGTTTCCGGGCAAGCTGTGGAGTGCAAGGGAATATGATAACGCTTGTGAAAGATTTTGATTTTTCCCTTGGGAATGAGGTTGACGAGTATTATCAGCCTAAAAAGCAGTACAGGAAATTCAAAAAACAGGAAAAGCCGATAGAGCCAAAGCCAGAGGCGATTCAGTATTTGGAAAGTCGAGGAATGTCAGAAGAAGTTGCAAAGGAATATGAAATAACAGTCCAGACGGAAAAGCCTAATATCCTTGTATTTCCGTTTTATGACGAGAAGGGTATTTTACAGTTTGTAAAATATCGAAAGACCGATTATGACAAGGAAAAGGATAAAAACAAAGAGTGGTGCGAATCGAACTGCAAACCGATTTTGTTTGGAATGAAGCAGTGCAAGGATTTTTCAAGGCTTGTGATTACAGAGGGGCAAGTAGATTCTCTATCTGTTGCAACGGCAGGAATTTCCAATGCAGTCAGCGTACCAACTGGCGCAAAAGGCTTTACTTGGGTTCCGTATTGCTGGAACTGGATAAACCAGTTTGAAGAAATTGTTGTGTTCGGGGATTTTGAAAAAGGACATATTACCTTGCTTGATGAATTGTCAAGGCGGTTGAAGATAACTGTAAAGCACGTCCGAGAAGAAGATTACAAGGATTGTAAAGACGCTAATGAGATACTAAAGAAATATGGAAAAGAGCAGATCAGGGCTTGCGTGGAAAATGCGGTTATTATACCAATGAAGCAGGTCAAGCCATTGTCAAGCGTGAAAAATGTGGATATTTTCAAACTTCCAAAATTGCAGACCGGAATAAGGCAGGTTGACAGGCTTTTATATGGTGGATTGCCGTTTGGGGGCGTAACACTCATATCTGGGAAAACCGGAGAGGGAAAATCTGTTCTTGCCAGCCAGATAATGATAAGCGCAGTATCGCAAGGATATAAATGTTTTGCATACAGTGGCGAATTGGTCGATTTTCAGTTTAAGAACATTATGGATTTTCAGATTGCCGGAAGTAGACATATTTTTGAGTACCAGAACGGATGGGGTGATTCCGCTTACAATATTTCAGAAACCAACAGGAATTTAATTTCTGACTGGTACGATGATAAGTTTTGGCTTTATGACAACTCCATTATTGAGAATGACGAGCAGGAAAGCCTTGTGGCAGTTACGGAAAATGTGATTATGCAATATGGGGTTAAGGTTATTTTGCTCGACAATCTGATGACCGCAATAGATTTGGAAGTTGCATATGGAAGTGATAAATATGAAAGGCAGGGATTATTTGTAAAGAAACTTGCAAGACTGGCTACAAGGCACAACGCCTTAATCCTGCTTGTGGCACACAAGAGAAAGAATAATTTTTCCACCAATGAGAATGACGAAATAAGCGGTTCAAGCGATATTTCCAATCTTGCCATGGTTACGATATCTTATGAAAAAAACAACGAAATAGAGCAATCTCAAAGGCTTTGCAAGGTGTCTAAAAACCGCTTATTCGGCAAAACGGAAACGAAGGGATACATACTGGACTATGATGAGAAATCAAAGCGGATTTACGGACAGGGCGACGATTTATATGTGGATTATGGATGGAATAAAAATGATGGTGGGTTTACCTCTATAAACGAAGAAACGCCGTTTGACTGATTGGAGGGATTTTTATGGACAATGATATGGAACTAAATAGCATGACAGAGAAAAAGATTTACAAAACCAAGAAAAATATTTCTGGAACAAAAGCCAGATATATAAGTAAAATTTCACGAGATTTAAGGCAGCAGATGATACAGAACGGAGCAACAAAAGAAGAATTGACTAGATTTCAATATGATTTTCTTGTACAGAATGGCATAAATGTTCCAGAAAGTTTTCTTAATATAAGAAAAAATGATGATGAATATGAAATCCTTGGGAAATTTATTGAAAAAAATTTAAAAGAAAGTGAGGATAATTTGAGCGGAAGTTATTTTTACAAAAAATATATTGAATATTGCATCAACAACCAATTTAGACACATCGGAAAGCAGGAGGCATTTGCCTATTTACGTGGAAAAGGTCTTATGAAAAAGTCTGGAACGATAAATGGGAAAACGGTAAGAAATGTAGTTATTGGTTATGATTTTAATCCGGAGGGATTTTGTGGCAAGCAAGAGATTTGAAAAAGGTTCGGAAGAATGGCAGATGTTTCGTGAATACTGGGCTTTATGCCAACAATTCTGGGAACTAGAGGACAATGACGAATACTGGGAGCAGGTTATTTATTCTACAAATGAATTTTACAAGAAATACAAGGAAAATAACGAGATATTCGCAAAGGAGATAGCGCTTGCTCTTGTAGATACACTTGATAAGAAAAGCAAGAAGGAAAAGGAACCATGACGGCGTACCAATGCCAGAGAGATATAAGGAAAGATTGGAGGATATGAGGAATGAGTGATGTATTGGGATATAACAATTTTTGTTCTGCTTGCAAGGGCAGTAACGAAGAAAATGGAGAATTAGTTTGTAGAGATAAAAATGGTAAATTTTACAGTTTGCCAGTCAATCAAGTCTTAATGGCTCCATGTTTGAAAATGAAAGATAAGAAAGAGAGGGAAAATCATGGATAAGATAACAGTCTACACAGACGGTTCAGCACTAAACAACGGCAGTCCAGAAAGTGGTTGCGGCTGGGCTTGCAAGTTGATTTACGGAAGTCGTGAGTTAATGAAGTCCGGCGGCGATAAGGGCAAGACAAACAATGTTATGGAGATGACTGCCGTACTGCAAGCCATGAGAGCCATAACGGACAAGTCTATTCCAGTTGAAGTGTTTTCGGATAGTAAGTACGTGGTCGAAACTCTGAATGGGAATTATCAGATTAAAAAGAACGTGGAGTTGTGGCAGGAACTTATGGCGGAGAAAGAGAAGTTTGCGGATATTCGGTTTATTTGGGTTAAAGGTCATGACAAAGACAGGCATAATATTGAGGTTGATAAAATGGCGGTTATGGAGGCTAGGAAAGTATGACAGTAAACGAGATACTTATTTTTATCAAAGTGATTATGAGCGTTCTTGCAATTATTGGAAGTATTGGAATATGTATTTATTTGTGGATAGATAGAAGAAGATAATATTAAAAATGGAGGTAAAGAGGTTTCGTGCGCACGGTTAAAGCTGGCTTTACTCCAAAGGATTATGCCGAGAAAATATATGGGATATGATTTTTACAGAAGAAACGGAATATGCACAAGATGTGGAAAGAAATCTTCCGAGCAAGGAAGTGTTCTGTGTGCAGATTGCGCAAAGTACAAAAAAGAAGATTATAATTTGTGTAAGGACTTGAAAATCTGTGTCCGCTGCCACAAAAATCCGGCAGAACCAAATAAGGTTATGTGCCTGGAATGTGCCGACAAGGACAGTGAGCAGAGCAGGAAGAACAGACAGAGAAATTCGGAGAAACAAAAGAAACGAGATTTGGGCAAATACAATAGATTGAAAGAAATGGGTATCTGCACATACTGTAAGCACGAAAAGGCGGTTACGGGAAAGACAAAATGCGCGAAATGCCTTGCAAAGATACGGAATAAGAGGAACGCAAAGAAAGCAGATATTGAACGTTCGGAGCGTGTGGCGTATGGGATTTGCTATATATGCGGAAAAGATAAGGTTATGAACGGTAAGGGAGTTTGTGAGAAATGCTATGAAAAACGAACGGAAAGCATAGGGAAGATTATGTATCTTCCGGGTAGTGATTTTTGGAGAAATGAAAATAAACTGATTTTTGTAAATGGAGGCGGGAAATGAGCCAGGAAATTAAATTTAGAGGAAAACGAATTGATAATGGAGAGTGGGTTGAAGGGTATTATGCCAAACATGGTTCAAGGCATTGGATTTACACAGGACAAATACAGTATATGTATTACCCTGCTTGTGCTGATTTACCAACAAAATATGAAGTAGACCCTAGTACAGTCGGGCAGTACATAGGCGTTAATGATAAGAATGGAAAGGAAATCTACGAAGATGATATTGTTTTAAGCGATGACGGAAAAGTTGGACAGGTGCAGTGGTTTGAGGAACATCTTGCGTTTATGATATGGTGTGTTACTGACAACAAGGTTTATTTCGCATATGAAAATGATTTTTCAAAGATTGAAGTTATAGGAAATGTGTATGAAAATGCGGATTTGTTGAAGGAGGCAGGAAATGAGTAAATCTATTTTAGTGATTGATACGCCGGAGAATTGCGATCAATGTCCATGTTTTCTTGAAGTTGCAACAGATTGTTGTGGGGTAAATGGAAAAGACATTGACGGTCATGGAAAACCTGATTGGTGTCCATTGAAAGAAATGGTAGAAAAAACAAGTGTTGGAATAGAGGTTTGCATTGGAAACAAGACTGAATGTGTTAAAAGCTACGTTGACGGCTACAACGCTTGCATTGATGAAATTTTGAAAGGGGTGAATAGGGATGAGCAGAGAACATCTTTATAAGGCAAAGCGTGTGAATTGGAGGGAACTGCCGAAAGAGGAATGGTGGGTTGAGGGATTTTATGTGCAATTACCCAAAATAAGCCTTGGGGCAACGATAGTAGCAGGAGGGGATTTATGTGCGGAAGATGTTGCTGATTACATAATCGTTAATAAATCAAAGCAACACTCAAGTTTTTCAAATGCGTATCCGCTTGAAGTTGTGGAGTGTGAGCAGTATGAGGTAGACCCTGAAACCATCTGCGAGTATACTCAAATGACCGGTAAGAACAGAGTGAAGATTTTTGAGGGGGATATCATAAAAACAGATTTTTTTAATCAAGTTTACGGATACGAAAAACCTGATAAATCAGACTTAAATATTTATAAGGTGTACTTTAATGGTATTACTTATTGTGTAAAAAATAAGGAAAGAGAATGTACGTTATTGAATAGAAGCAAAGATTGCGAGATTATTGGAAATATTTTTGACAATCCTGAACTTTTGGAAGGAGGCAAGACAGAATGAAAGAAGTACCAATTAAGGACAAGCTGAACTTGACGATTGAAGAAGCAGCGGCGTATAGCGGAATAAGCGAAACAACTCTTAGGGGTAGGCTTAAAGAGGGAAATTATGATTTTATTCTAAAAAACGGAACAAAAACACTGATTAAACGCCGGTTATTTGAGAAATATTTGGAAAGTGTTGACGCTATATAACTCTGTATAATTTGTTATATCTTTGCATATCGTTGAAAAATGGCGTTGCATGTGGTATAATTTTACTGCTTGCAACGCTCTTTTCATAGGAAAGGAGCTACTTATGGTACGAAGAAAAGATAATAGAGGTCGTGTATTGAACGATGGGGAAACACAGAGAGCAGATGGGAGGTATGCTTACCAATATACGGACATGCTTGGCAATCGGAAATCTATTTATAGTTGGAAGCTGTTTCCGTCCGACCGAACGCCGAGTGGAAAGCGTGCGGATTTAAGCCTTAGAGAAAAGGAAAAACAGATATTTTCGGATTTGAACAGCGGAATAGTGCCATGCGGAGGGAATATGAAGGTGCTACAGCTTGTCGAAAAGTACATATCCCAAAAGACGGGCGTAAGGCACAACACGAAGGCAAATTACAATTTTGTTATCAACATCATAAAAAAGGAAGAGTTTGGGGCAAAGAGAATTGACAAGGTCAAGTTGTCAGACGCTAAAGCATGGTTGATTAAGTTACAGAAAGACGGCAGAGGGTACAGCTCCATACATTCCATCCGAGGGGTTGTCCGCCCAGCTTTTCAAATGGCAGTTGATGATGATTTGCTTGTGAAGAATCCATTTGAATTCCAACTCGCCACGGTTGTTGTCAATGACAGCGTAACAAGGGAGGCGATTACAAGAAAACAAGAACGGCAGTTTTTGGAGTTTGTAAAGAACGACAAGCATTTTTGTAAATATTATGAGGGGATTTTCATCCTCTTTAAGACAGGCATGAGGATTTCGGAGTTTGTTGGATTGACGGTATCGGATGTTGACTTGAAAAACCGAAAGATTATCATAGACCACCAATTGCAGCGAACAAGGGATATGCGGTATGTGATTGAGAACACGAAAACCTCATGCGGCACAAGGGAAATTCCGATGGCAGATGAAGTGTATGAGTGTTTCAAAACAATCATTCAAAACAGGCGGAAACCAAAGGTTGAACCGATAATTAGCGGAAAAACTGGTTTTTTATACCTTGACAAGAACGGAATGCCTATGGTCGCCTTGCATTGGGAACATTATTTTCAACACATCAGAAAGAAGTACAACAGCATATACAAAGTGCAAATGCCAAAAGTTACCCCTCATGTCTGCCGACACACGTTCTGTAGCAACATGGCAAAGTCTGGAATGAATCCCAAAACCCTGCAATACATCATGGGACATAGTGATATAGGGGTTACACTCAATACATATACCCATGTGCAGTATGAGGATGCCGAAAAGGAAATGAGCAAAATTCTTGAATCAAAACCAAAAAGAAGGAATGCCATGTAG